AAGTTGCAGAATGATAAAGGTTGGGAAGGCATACAGATACACTTTGCTGTAGAGGGTTCTAATTTAAGGGTTAATTATCTTTTTACAATGGTTAATCCCAATGGAAAACAACAAGTAAAGAATAGTCAAAATTCTTTTTTGTGTATGATCAAAGCTATGGGTTTATCATCATCAATAAAAGACACCGATGAGCTTCTTGGTAAAAAAGTTGAGGGAGAATTAGTACTCAACAAAGAAACGGGTTATTTAGAAATCAAAGATGACTTTGGCAAAGGTTGGAGGCCTTATGGCTCAACCAAGTCTAATGAACACGCTAACCCAAAAGAGGTTTTACCAAAGGATGAAATCTTCCCTAGTGATGAAGATGAATCAGACATGCCATTCTAACGATGCTATTAAAAATCAGAGGCCAAGTTTGTGCAGTTATTGTCACGGACTTGCCTCTTCTTTATTACACATCAAAAATGGAAAAATTAAAGGAGCATGTTCAATGGAACATCTCAAACTTATTGGAGAAGGTAAACGAATGGAGCATATTCAAAACTTTGCACAAATTAATGAAGAGTTATTATCAGTAGCATTATCAGATGCTAAATCGAGATATATAGAATTATCAAAGAAAAATAAATCTTATGTTCTGCATCAATGGGATAAAGAAGATAGGGTAAGTTTTGTACGAAAACTTGTGTCTAGCTATTTGGTTAATTCAAAGGCACAAGCTGATGACTGACCTTACACAATTTTATGGTGAGCAAGGGTTAGTATTAGATAAGAATTTTGCTTTTAGTAATACAAGCAAATCAAATGCTGATTTATTGAATGAGATGCGTTCTCATGGTTTATTGGTTGAGTTTTTAGATATATCAGGAAAAATTGTTCGTGTACCAGTTGCAGCAGGGCCCAGCAATCGGCCAGATAAGGCGGGAGAGCTTTCAGGATATTATGTGTATAATATGCTTGATGAAAACTTTGTATGTATTTATGGAAACTGGCGTACAAACTTAGAAAACAAATTTACTTCTTATAATCCAAATGAAATGTCATTTGAAAAAAAACGTGAATTACAAAGTAAGTTGGAAGAGGCTCAACACAGGAGAGAGGAAGCTAAAAAAATAAAACAGCAAGAGGTTGCCATATACTGCAAAGAAAAGTTTAATTTGGCGAAAGATGTTGTAGATCATAAATATCTCACAAATAAAAAAATTAATAATTATGGACTAAAAACTACTAATGGTAATTTATTAGTAGGTGTTTATTCTATCACTAAAAATGATAATGGAATATTAGTTTCAGATATAAAGTCATTACAATATATTTTTCCAAATGGTGATAAAAAATTCGCAGGGGGTGGCGAGGTTCGTGGGAATGTATTTTTAATAAATTGTAAGCCAAATGATCTAAATAATTTAGATAATTTATACATAGTAGAGGGTTATGCAACGGGTTCTTCTATTGCATCACTTGGTCTACCTGTTTGCGTGGTATTCTCTGCTAATTTCTGTTTAACAGCGTTGACTAGACTGCGTTCTATAGGCATTAAAACTAAATTTGTCCTTTGCTTAGATAATGATGATTCTGGAGTAGGTCAAAAGTGTGCGAATGAGGTTGCTACTGCGGTTAGCAATAGC